TGGCAGTTGCGACCGACGCGCGGCATCGGATGGAATCGCGGCGTTGGTGGCGGCCTTGCGCGGCTTGGTTATCGAGCGACCGAAACTGCAAAGCAAAACATGCGTGAGGCGGCGAAACGAAAACCGCCGATCTCAGATGAAACGCGCGAGAAGTTGCGGATCGCCAGCACGGGCCGAACAAATCGCGGTCGCATCGGTCAGAAGAAGTCGAATGAAGAAATAGCTAAAATCGTCGCGTCTACCACGGGCAAGTCAAAAGGCGACGGCCATCGGCGGATTATGTCAGCGCGAATGTTGGGAAACACCCTTCATCAGCGACGATACTAAACAGCGTATCAGAACAAAGAAGCGCGGCGTTCCGATCCACTCAGAAGAAGAAAAGCGGAAACGTGCCGAGCGCTGGACGGGCAACACGCTCACCAAAGGTAAGCCATGGTCTGCCGCGCGAAGACTCGCGTGGCTTCAAGGAAAGGAGACATAGCCATGCCCATCAGCTTTGCTCAAATTCCATCAAACATTAGAGTCCCGCTGTATTGGGTCGAAGTCGATCCCTCGATGGCCGGCCTGCCGACGATCAATCTTCGCGCGTTGCTGGTCGGCGTCGCCAAGGGTGGCAGCGCGCCGCATGACATTGCCGTGCCTATCGGCAGCCAGGCGCAGGCGGACGCGCAATTCGGCGAAGGCTCCGAACTCTCGCGCATGTTCAAGGCATTCTTCGCCAACAATTTCGCGAATGAAGTGTGGGGCCTTCCGCTCGCTGAGCCAGCCAGCGCGGCATCGGCAACAGGCGACATCACGATCAATGCGGCACCGACGCAGGCGGGCACGATCCATCTCTACGTTGCGGGCGACTATGTCCCGGTCAACGTGCTGACAACCGACACGCCGACGACCATCGGCGCAGCCATCGCAGATGCGATTAATGCGCAGACGCAGCTGCCCGTTACCGCAAACGCGACGGGCGGCAGCGTGACAATGACTTCGGTTTTCAAGAGCATCAATGCCAACGAGATCAACGTCTGCCTGAACTACTATGGCTCAATTGGCGGTCAGCAGACGCCGGTCGGCCTCGATATCACGCTGCCGCCGAGTGGCTTTCTTACTGGTGGCACCGGCGTGCCAACGTTCACTGCGGCAATCACCAATCTCGGCGAAGAGCCGTTCGAGTATGTCGCGATGGCCTATTCCGATTCCAACTCGCTGTTCGAATGGGATCAGGAATACGGCTTCACCGATCAGGGCCGCTGGGGCTGGGAGCGCGAATTGTTCGGGCACGTCATCTCAGCGAAGCGCGGCACCTACGCCGCCCTGCTCACGTTCGGCGATACCCAGAACAGCGGCGTCGAGTCGATCATGGGCTTCGAAGTCGCCTCACCGTCGGCAAATTTCGAGTGGGCCGCAGCCTATTGTGCAAAGACGCAGCGCGCGTTCATCAATGATCCGGCGCGACCGCTGCAGGCCTTGACGCTCAATCAGATCAAGGCAGCTCCGCTTCACCAGCGGTTCGATTTCGTCGAACTAAACTCGCTGGCCCTGAACGGAATTGCGATCCAGAAGATTGGTGCAGACAACCAGCCGATGATCGCCCGAGAGCAGACGACCTATCAGATGAACCTGTATGGTCAGCCCGACGACGCCTACGAGTTGATGACCACGCTGGCGACACTCGCGAAGCTTCTCCGTAACCAGAAGCACGCGATCACCTCGAAATTCCCGAGGCACAAGCTGGCGAACGATGGCACCAAGTTTGGTCCTGGCCAAGCCATCGTCACTCCGGGCATCATCAAGGCCGAACTGATCAATCAGTATCAGCAGGATATGTATGACGGGCTGGTCGAGAACCTTACCCAGTTCAAGAACTATCTGTTGGTTGAACGCGATCCGAACGATCCGAACCGCGTCAACGTGCTCTATCCGCCTGACCTAATCAATCAGCTCCGCATCTTCGCGGTGCTGGCGCAATTCCGCCTGCAGTACGATCGCGGGATCGACGTGCAGATTGGCGCGTCATCGACCACGCCGCCGTATCAGGCCTCGTCGGGCCTCTAACCACCCATCACATCACGGGGCCTGCACGACCGCGCCACCGCGCGGTTTTCGTGCTCGCCACCGAAAGGAGACTGATCAATGGCCCAAAGGATTGCAGGTATCGCGTTTCTGACGGTGGATGGCACGCAGATGGCATTGCGCGGCAACTTCACCGTCAGCCCGTCACCGGTCGAGCGCACCATGATCGCGGGACAGGATGGTGTACACGGCTATCAGGAATTGCCGCGCGTGCCGTACATCGAGGGCGACCTCTCGACGATGCCGGGATTCTATCTGGAAGACCTGATCGCCGAAACCGATGTGACCGTCGTCGCGCAGCTCGCCAACAACATGCAGTACATCCTGACCGGCGGGACGTGCAAAGGCGGCTTCGAAAACAACACGCGCGATGGTCAGGTGCGCGTGCGCTGGGAAGGCGTCACCTGTCAGGAGGTTAGCCTCGGATGAACATTCCTCCCAAGCGTGAAGGCTTCGTCGGAGAGAAGCCAGAGCAGCCGCCGAAAACAATCGACGCGACGCCAAACCAGCAGGAACCGAAGCCGACGCGGATCATGCCGCCGCCTGAGATCGAGCCGTCGCCTGCAGACCTGCCGCCGATGTGGCAGGACGAATGGCCGCTCAAGGTCAAGCTGCTCAACAAGCCGATCCACAACAACAAGGGTGAGCTGATCCATGAGATCAGCCTGCGCGAGCCGCGCGCTGGCGACATCAACCGCTATGGCAATCCGGTCCGCATCAATCAGGACGGCGACGTGGTGTGGGACGAGCGCAAGATGACGTACATGATCGCCGCGCTCTCCGACATCCTCGCGCCGTTCATCGAGGACATGCATCCGCGCGACTGGAATACGTGCGCGATGAAGCTACGAAATTTTTTTCTGCCCGATCCACGGGCTTGGTAGGCGACGAGGACGAGATCATCCTCGACTGCTATCGCCTCGCTCGTTGGTATCACGTCAGCCCGGAGGTGTTCCTTGCCATGCCGCTCAGCGACGTTCGCATTCACTTGACCCGCAGCGCCGAGCTTAACCGCAGGCAGCAACCGCCGAGCGAAGACGACTGATGCCCACGGAACAGGAAGAGCTGAAGCTTATCGTAACGCTGGTCGATAACGCTTCGGCTGGCCTCGACAAGATCGTCGAGAAAACCAAGGAGATGGGCGGGTCTCAGGTCAAGGAGGCCCACGCCAAGATGACGGAGGGTAGCAAGGAACTGACCAAGGTCTTCAAGGATATGACCGGCGGCTTCGGCGAAGCCTTCAAAGCCCTCACTTCATTTAGCGGCGGGATGGTTGCTGGCATCGCGGGACTAGCAGGCTTTGCGCTGACGGCCAGCGAGAGCGTGAAAAAATTAAAAGAACTGGCCAACGAACTCCGCAGCACCAGCCAAGCAGCGCGAGCGATCGGCGTCGACCCCATGCAGTTGAAAAGCGTCGTCGAACAATTCGAAGCCATCGGCATCAACGCGGATCAAACCAAAGCCAACATCGCGCGCATGTCGGAGGCGATAGCCGATATGTCGCGCCAAGGCAGCCAGATGCGGCAATGGTTCTTGCACGAGGCAGGACCGACCCCGCAGGCGCAAGCCGCGATGGGTGAGTTTCTGCGGCGCATGCAGGAGGCGGCAAAGCAAGGCGATCTGATTGCCGAATACAATGCTCTCGCGGATGCTCGCCAAGCCGTTCTCAACAACGCACTGCGGGAAGGTTACAACCTCCAAGAGGCCACCAACCGGGCCAATCTCTTTGCGTCGAAGCTCTGGGACAACACGATTGCTCAGCGCCGCAAGCTCACCGAGGATTCGAGAGAGGAACAGGCGCTTACGCGCGAACGGATCAAGCAGGGCGAGGAACTCGCCAACATAACCGGCGAGATCGCTAGCGAATGGTCAACGATCATCGAGTTGGCGAAGCAGCCTTTTTTCGGTCCTGCTATTAGAGGCGCGCAAATACTGTTGGACGTCACCAAGGGCATTCACGAGCTGATCGTGAAGATTGAAAGCGAGAAGCTGTTCCAGCCGGATGAAGCCAAAAAATCGCTACAGAAGCCTTTCGAGAAGTTCGGCTTCGGTGGACCTCCAACGGAAGGTGAGAAACAGACCAGCGAGGAGACGAGAAAGAACACTGACCAGCTGAGGCGGCTGAACGAGTCGTTCGATATGTTCAAGCAAACGCCGCAAGGCTATTTGCCGATGAGCTACGTCGGTGGCGGTTTCAATCGTCAATTTCTGCAGAACGCCAATTTCGCCACCGGCGGCGGCGTTTATGCCGGCGCAGGACCACCCGGTGGTGGTGGCGGCTTCGGCGGTGTGCCGGGCGGCGGGTATGGTGCTGGCGCGGATCGAGGCTATGGCCCCTTCGGCGGCGGTGGCGGCTTTGGCGGCGTGCCGGGCGGCGGCGGTGCCTATGGCCCCTATGGTGGCCGTGCGCCGTATGGCTCAAGCGTTGGTCCCGGCACAGGCGCAGGCGCAGGGCACACGCCAGCTGCTGGTGGTGGTGGCGGCGGCGCACCTAACGAACCGGGTGGCCCGCGATCAATGGAAAGCCGGGGCGGCTCGGGTGGCATCACTGCGCCGGCAGGCACGCCGATCCAGCGCGGCGGCATGACAACGGTCACGACGCCATCGGGCAAGTCGTTTCGAGTAGACTCGCGTTACGCTGAAAATTTCAAGGGCTTCCTGAGCGACTACGAAAAAGCCGGTGGCGTCATCGGCTCTGCGAGCGGCACGTTGGGCGAGCGCCCGCACAATGCGAGCGGCCATCCTATCGGCACCGCGATCGACATCAATCAGATCGGGCGCGATATTCGCGGGGGCACCGGCAAGTCGCTGCCGCCCGGTGTTGAGGACGAGCTTGCGAAAAAGTGGGGATTTGTTTCCGGCCATACGTGGCGCAATCCAGACACTGGGCATTTCGGCATCGAAAGCAGCAAGACTGCGAAAGATGCGCTGATCGCCAATGGCGTGGCACCGGACGAGGCCGACAGGATCGTGCGCGGCGGTGGCACGCCGAACGGTCAGACTGCTGGTCCCGGTACCGGCAAGGGAGCAGGCGGCACGCCAGCCGGCGTCAGCGGAGCAATCCACTCGACCGCTGGCACTGCAGGAATGGATGTGGCGCACTGGAAAGCGATTGCCTCCATAGAAAGCGATCTCAATCCCTCAAGCAACATCAACGCGCGGACACAGTACAAGGGCCTGTTTCAGATCAATCGAGGAGAACTCGGCGGGCGAGGCGACATCTACAATCCGCAGACCAACGCCGAGGCAGCGGCGGCAATCGCGGCAAGCAACAATGCTTGGTTCAAGAGCAAGTACGGGCGCGAACCGACGCCAACCGAAACCTACATGATGCATCAGCAGGGTCGCGGGTTCTATTCTCGCGGCACGATGACCAACATCGCCGGCAATCCATATCCCGGCATGCGCGGACCGCAGACGCACGAATCGTTCGAGGCCGGATGGGGCCGCGAGCTGGAGCGACGGGCGCAGCGATACCAAAGTGACCGCGAGCAGATCGATGGCGCGTCTGCAGCGGCCGGCAAGGTCGAAGGCACCGGCAAGATCAGCGTGGACGTCAATGCGCCGAAGGGCACCCACGTCGATGCCGAGAGCGGCGGCATCTTCAAGGACGTCGAGATCAATCGTCAGACACAGATGGAGCCAGCCCGCAAAGGGCCTGAGACGCTGTCGATATGAGCACAATCTTCGACCTCACTCCGGGCGTGCCGAGCTGGAGGGACGATTGGGTTCGCGCGTCATACAACGGCGCGCCATTCCACTGCGAGTCCAACGCGCGCGAGAGCGGTCGACGCATCGTCGAGCACGAGTTTCCAAAAAAGGAATTACCCTACGCCGAGGACATGGGTCGCCATGCGCGCGAGTTCACCATTCGTGCCTACTGCATCGTCTTCCCGCGCGATGACGACGATCTGTTCACCCGCGACTATCGCAACCCGCGCAACAGGTTGATGACGGCGCTCGAAACCGAAGGCCCCGGCACACTGCAGCTTTCAACACAACCGCCGCAGACGGTCGTCGTGACGAAATATCGCATGTCCGAGGAAGAGCGTTTCGGCGGCTATTGCGTGTTCGACATCACCTTCCTTGAATACGGCCTCGATCCGCTGCTCGATCCGGGACAGCAGGATACGCAGGCCAACGTCGCGAATGCAGCGCAGGCAGTGCAAGATCAGGTGCAGCGTGTACTCGCGCCGCCATCGCCATCGATCGGCACCGGGTTGATTTCGGTATGAAACGCGCGGATGCCAACGAGGCCGCACCGCTCCTCGACCGCATGCTGGCGCTGCTGCTGTCGTTTCTCCCGGTCGCGGGCGCTTCCGGTGTCGATGCGCGCACGGCCATCGGCGACACACGCGCCAATGCCTTGAAGCTGCTGATCGACGACGCACTGGGGCCATCCCTCGACAAATGCTTCACGCAGGCGCGGCTCGCGGGTGTCACATGGCAGCAACTTGAGACGGTGCGCAAGCAAGTTAATGCGGAGACTCCGGTCACGCTTGGCGCGGCGCTCGTCCAGAATGCGGGCATTCGGCTTTGCTTGGCATCGATGGCGTACATCATCGCCGGGATAACATTTATCAGTCGTCAGCAGGTAGACGAGATCAAGGCCACGCTGCTCCAGCCGTTTCAGGATGCCGAGGAGATCGCCGCCGACGAGATGGATCAAGCGACGTTTCAGTCACTGATCACGCTGCACGGGGCGATCACCAATCATCTGGTGCAGACGGCGCTGCCGCTGCCGCGCATGCTGAACTATCAGTTCTTCAAGGTGCTACCGAGTCTGGTCATGGCGTACAAGCTCTATGACGATGCGTCGCGCGCCGACGAGCTGCGCGACGAGAACAAGGTCGTGCATCCAGCTTTTTGTCCGCTGGTCGGCGAGGCCCTGTCGTCGTGAACGGCGCGCAGCCGCCGCATCAACGGATCGAGATCAGCTTCGGCAGCCCGCTTCGGATCATCACCGAGCCGGAGCCGCAAGGTACGTCGCGCCTCACCATCAAGTTCGAGCAGTTTACCATCACAACAGAAGGGGATCACGTCATGTACACGATGCCTGTCGATCATCTCGTCAGTATGCAGGTCAGCTACGTCGATGCCAAAGGTAATCCCGCGACGGTCGACGGCGCGGTCGTATGGGCTTCCTCCGACGACGACATCCTGACCGCGAGTGTCGATCCGCAGGATTCTACGATCTGCACGGTCTCGGCCGCCGGCCAAGTCGGTCAGGCGCAGGTCACCGCGACGGCGGATGCCGATCTCGGCGAAGGCGTGCGCCAGCTCATCACCACGGCCGACATCGAAATCGTCGCGGGCGAAGCGGTCGCCGGCTCGATCCAACCGCTCGGCGAGTCGCAGCCAATCGCGCCGCACCCGGAGCCGCAGCGCCGTTGATCGATGCCAAAGCCGCAGGAGATCGCCGTCCTCATAGTAAATGGCATTCGCTTCGAGGATTGGGAGTTCGTCATGGTGCGTCGCAATTGGGGCGACGCATTTGCCTATTTCCAGTTCAGCGCGGCCGAGCGTGATCCGATCTTCAAATCGACGACGATCTTCCCCGATTGGACCAAGCTGCAATTCAAGCCCGGTGACCACTGCACGATCTATCTCGCGGGCGAGCTGGCGATCACCGGCTATATCGAAGTGCGGCAGGTTGCCTATAACGCCAATAGCCATGGCGTGATGCTGATCGGCAAGAGCTATTCGGCGCAGGCGGCAAAATCGAGCGTCGATACGCCTGACGGCAATTTCGACAACCAAGACCTTGTTTCGATTGCCACGAAGGTGGCGGGCGCTTACGGCGTTGGTGTCAAGACCATCGGCGGCGTCGATATGACGCCGTTCCAGCAATGTCAGGCCGGCAAGGGCGAAACGGTCTGGGACTTCCTCGAACGGCTGGCGCGCGTGCGCGGCTGTTTGTTGGCCGCAGATGCCTTCGGCAATTTCGTGATCATCGGTGACCATGACTATCCTGCGATCAGTGGGTTGGTCGAGGGTAAGAACATCAAGGAAATGCAGTGCATTATCTCCAACGAGATCGTGTTTGCAGTGCTCGATGTTCACGGTCAGGGACAGGCCAGCGACGATCTGAACGGCAGCGCCGCGAGCGAGATGAAGGCGACGGCGACAAGCGATGTTGCGCCGCTCTACAGCAAGTTGATCACGCCGATGGAAGAATCGGTGCGGACCGTCGCCGAGCTGCAGCATCGCGCCGACTTCGAAAAGATGTGGCACGACGGTTCACAAATCCAAGCGACCATCACCGTACAAGGCTGGCTTCGCGATGGTGTATCGCTCTGGCACGAAGGCGATCAGGTTCACGTCTACTCGCCAATGGCCATGCTCAATCAAGAAATGGGGATCCAGCAAGTCATTTTCACGCAGAACGACAAACGCGGCACCATCACCACGCTGACCTGCGTCAATCCTGAGTTCTTGCTGGGCCGAAAGAACTTCGACGTCAGAGCGCCGACCTCGCAGACTCCAACATCGGCTACGGTGCCAACCTCGACGCCGCCGACAACAATCTCGACGTAGGATCGCAACCATGCACCGGCAGACGCCACTCAATTCCTCACTGCGCGGCTTTTACTCTGGCGGCTCGGCAAGCGTCGTCGATCAGGTAGACGATACGAAGCTGATGCAGGAGATGGCCGGCAACTTCATGGCCAACGAAACGCGCAAGGCAATCCAAGCGCCGCAGAACTATGGCTTCACATCCGTGGTGTTCGATGCCGAAAAAGACGCGATGGGCAAAATCCAAGCGAGCGCGGAGACCTTTCATAACTTCTTGGGCGGCAATCGATCCTATCCGGTCGCCGGCAACATGGATGACCGCCGGCACCGCATGTACAAGCTGGAGAAGGGCGACACTGCCCAATTTCGTGGGCGTGGCGACTACCAGCAATTCCACTTGACCAAGGACGGCGGCTTCTGGACTGCGCCGCAAGACAAAACCGTGCGGATGCAGCTATTGCAGAAGGACAGCCAGAGCAATTCGACCATGCAGCAAGGCGGCGGTGGTGGCGGCAGCGGCGGCGCTGGCGCGCAGGTCGCGCCGCATGATGGCATGAGCACCGGCAATGGTTCGTCGAGTGGCAGCAGTGGTCAGCAGGGCCAGCAGCAGAAAGGACAGGAGGCCGTCTACAAAGACGGCCAGAAGTCCCCGATGTTCGTGGACGTGACCAAGGATGCGACGCGCGCATCGGGCAAGGAAGTCCACCTGATGCTCGACGACGGAAAAGTCTACGCCCACGTTGCCAACGACAAAAACGTCTACCTCGGCGCTAAGAAGGGTGAAGCGACTTTTGCGCGGGTGATGACCGAGCAGGGTCCATCCGTCAACGTCTGGGCAAAGATCGGCTGACCGATGCCGATCGGGAACAACGTCCCCGACATCCGGCTGGTCCAGAACAAGGTCTTCCCGAATTATTCCGTCACGGTTGACTGGTCGCTACTGCCGGACGGCACGCTTGACGACACGCAGGCGCTCGCCACGGCGGTAATCGTCGCGCTCGGCACCAATGCGCTGGCTGGTTATTTTGATGAACTGCCCGATCCTGATTCCAATGATCGCATGGGGTGGTGGGGCGACCTCGATGCGCAGCTGATCTGGAACGGCTGGCCGATCGGCTCCAAGCTGTGGCTGCTCAAGCGCTCCAAGATATTGCCGGCAGCGGCGCGGCAGGGTTCGACGCTGGTGCAGGTCCAGAACTACATCAGCGCGGCGATCCAGCCATTCGTCGATCGCAAGATTTGTTCCGGCTTCAATGTCTGGACGACAAGAGTCGATCCGCAACGGATTGACGCGCTGATCCGCATCTATCGCGGGCCACTGCCAGACATCGAGCTGCTCTACGCCGTCCTCTGGGACGCTATGCAATCCTAAACAGCGAAACAGCGACATGCCATGGTCAACGCCGACATTGCGCGACGTGCGCTCGCTCGTGCGCGATGCTGTCAATGCTTCATTGCCGGGAGCCGACGCCAATGTCCCGAACAGCGTCTTGCGCGTGCTCTCGGACAATCAGGGCGCGCTTTGTCATCTAACGCTGCAGTATGTTGATTGGCTGGCGCTGCAGCTGCTGCCCGACACGGCCGAGACGGAATGGCTCGACCGGCACGGGCAAATCTGGCTCGTCAACGCGGACGGTTCGACCGGCCGGAAGATGGCGACGCTATCGCAGGGCACCGCGCAGTTTGTCGGTCTGATTGATGGCACTGTCGTTCCGGCCCACACGCAGCTGCAGAGCGCGGCGCAACTGTCGCCGAATACTCCGGGCCAGCTGCTGATGTTCGAAACGCTGGCCGATATCACGACGTCGGCGGCAGCGCCGGTCGAGGGCACGATCCGCGCGATCAATGCGGGTTCTATCGGCAATCTGCCTGACGGCACCAACCTCGCTATTGACCCGCCGATCAATGGTGTCAGCACGCTCGTCACGGTGGTTGATCTAACGGGGGGCACCGACACCGAGACCGACGACGAGTTGCGCGCTCGCGTCCTGCAGCGTATCCGCAATCCGCCGATGGGTGGCGATCAGGCCGATTACGTCGCGTGGGCGCTCGCCGTTCCGGGCGTCACACGCGCATGGTCAGCCGTCGAGCAAGGCATCGGCACGATGACGGTGCGCTTCATGATGGATGATCTGCGCGCCGACAATGATGGCTTCCCATTTCCCGAAGACATCGCGGCGGTCGGAGCTTACATCGATCAGATGCGGCCTGTGACTGTGAAGGATTGCTTCGTCGCTGCGCCGATCAAGCGTTTCGTCGATATCGACATCGGCAATCTCGTTCCAGACACCGACGAGTGCAAAGCCGAGATTGAATCCAGCATCCGCGACATGCTGTTCAGGATGGCTGCGCCAGGACAGACCATCTACGCGGCGTGGATCAGCTACGCGATTATGAGCGCGGCAAGCGTGCAGTCGTTCCGGCTGGTCAGCGACAGCGACATCCCGATGGAAGCACCGGGATACATGGCCTTGCTGGGGACAATCAACTACGTCTGATGCCCTACAAAACGAAGGCCGAGAGAAACGAGAAAGAATGCGCTCGTCGCGCTCTCAATCCAGAAAAGTATCGAGCGCAAACGCGACGCTTGATGCGCCGAATGATTGTGAACGAGACGGCTACGCCGAATGCACGGACTATCCGCCGCCGCCTAGCGACAATAAATGCGCGATCTGCCATCGCGATGCTGAGCGGTCGCTCGATCTGGACCACGACCACGAGACAGGAAAATTCCGAGGCTACATATGCCGCGAATGCAACATGGGCCTTGGCAAATTAGGAGACACTGTCGAAGCGATCAAGCGCGTGCTCGCATACTTGGAGCGGGCGCGTGAGTGACCGGCATATTCGCCGCGCAGGCAGTGACTATCGCGACGCCTTCCTCGAGCTATTGCCGCAAGGCCAAGCTTGGCCGAAGCACACGATGGAAAGCGTGCTGTGGCGGGCCTGCGATGGCCTCAACAATTATTGGGGTTATGTCGATGGCCGCGCCGCCGATCTCTTGGAGCGCGAGAGCGATCCGCGCGCAACCATCGAGCTACTTCCCGATTGGGAGCGCAATTGGGGATTGCCCGATCCATGCTACACCGCGCCGCAGAGCATAGAAGAACGTCAGCGGGCGCTTGTCGCGCGCATGACGCTGCTGGGTTCGCAGTCACGGCAATTCTACATCGATTTCGCCAAGCAGATTGGCTACGACGTCACGATCTCCGAGTACCGACCGTTCATGGTCGGCATCGATGGCTGCGGGGATTGTCGCGTCTACGGCGACGGCACCTTCATGCAGGATCAGTGGGGCCGTCCGATCTGCGATCCACTCGGATTGCCGGTTGCGAATGGCGAGCTCAGCGAGTGGCCGAACTACGGACTCGGCCCTCCCGAGATGCGCTACTACTGGACCGTCCACGTCTCGACAAAACAGCTGACGTGGTTTCGCGTCGATAGCGGCCAATGCGGAGTTGATCCGCATTTGCGCATCGGCATTCCGCAAGATTTGGAATGCGTGCTCGACCGCTGGAAGCCCGGACACACACAAATCATTTTCGATCTTGGCGGCTTGAGTGATCCCGACGACCCGATGGCCGGGACGCCTTAGCCAATGTGGCGGCGTTCTTCTGATCATCCCTGCTCATGTTGCGGGGAGCAGAAGCCGCGCACCCGTGAGTTTTACTATGCCAACAAGCGCGCGGCAGATGGGCTGCTTTCGTGCTGCAAACAATGCCATCTGGCGCGGACTGCGGCCAATGAAAAGCGGTACCCGCGTGATCGGCGCAATGAACACCGTAAGTACAGCCAAACCAACCGCGCGAAGATCAACAAGAGGACATCGCCCTCCTTCAAAAGATGGCGCAATCAAAATCATTCAAAGCGGTTGGCGTGGGAGGCCGCTTATCGACGCACGCCGACCTACCGCATGGCGAATGTCGTGCGTAAGCACAATCGAAGAGCGCAGATCGGCAAGCACACGGTCGCGGATTTTCAAGCTCTGCTAATCGAGCAAGCATTCCGCTGCTTCTACTGCGGCTGCGACATCACCAACGGCGCGACCGAAGATCATTTCATCCCGCTCAGCAAAGGCGGATCGAACGACATCGGCAACATTCGTGGAGCTTGCTGGCCCTGCAACAACAGGAAGGGCAGCAAGCCAGCGAGCTATCTGATGGGAGGCGACAATTCAGTATAATCAGCCCTACGGGAAACCGCCCGAGTCGGTGTATGGCGACACGCCGTACATCAACGGCGATCCGAGCGTTGGTCGGCAAGGCTCGATACCGCCTGCAGCATCAATCGAGTATCCACAGCGCGAACTCGTCAACTTCTTTATGGATACCGGCCTTACGCCGACTAACACCGATCTGCATCAACTTTCCAAGGGCATCCAGACCGGGATGATGCACTATGGTGTCGATACCGGCACCAAGAACAATCTTCAAATCAACCTGCAGCCAGCGCCAGATGCCTATTACGACGGCATGTTCGTCTTCGTCGTGGTTGCTGTAACCAACGATGGTCCTTCCACAGCCAACATCAACGCGCTTGGC